CCTGCCATCAGAGGTATTAGCCCCAGAGGTAGGATTGACATAAAACCATTGTCCACGAATAAGCGGAAGGGAACCCACTTCAGAGATTATTTCAAGGGCGTTGCCCAATCCCTTCGATATAGCAGACGAAGATTCAAACTTCATTATTAAACTCCTTGGAAAATAGCGGGGATATTTCACCCCGCATTAAATTAAGCGCTAGTAGCAAGTCCGGTTATCGAACCGTGCATTTCCTCGGCTCCATAGTCAAAGCCGATCTGCATATAGAGGAATCCGCCCTTCTTGGCCGCAACGGTGCCTTTGGTGTAGTAAGCTACATCGAGACCATTTTCAGCATATGAAACAGACTCATTAACCTCGTCCATGCTCGAAGGAACCGGGCAAAAAACTGGGCCGCAAAGAGCTAGGTCGACAAGATAAGCCTCATCAATAGGCATCTGGGGATCAAATAGAGCAGGTATACCGGAAGCCGGGCCACCGGGTACAAAGAACCTAGTAATAGCCGTTCCACCCACAGACCTATCCATGGGAGCAAATCCGTAAATGTCATCTAGCATCTGGAACTGGAACGCATTGCAGAGAAATGCCGTATTGCCCCAAAGAGCGCCGGACGAAATCATCTCACGAACAAGCTCTTCGATCATAGACTTTTCAAGTTTCTTGCTTCCAGCCGCCACTGCGTTAGTCGTAATAGCGTTCTTTAGTCCTCGGGTTGTGGTATTAGTAGCGCTAGAAGATTCGGCTACATACGCGCCCTGGAGAAACGAAAAATCAGCATTGACAGCCATCTGCCTAAGCCCGACCATCTTCTGAAACTCGATACCAGTAAGACCGCGACCAAAACCGTCAACGTTCAATCCAGAAAACTGACCGGTAAGAGACTGTTTCTTGAGCGTGGCCTCAACGTCATATTTCTGAATCTGGCAAACGTTATAGTCCTGCGCAATGGTAGTCGTGGTAGGTGTACCCTCGGCGGCGGCAGTATCTTCCGACTGTGTAGTCTGAGCGGCGGCACTAAGCGCCCAAGGAAGAGCAATAGGATACGACCACGCGGCGCTCCTCTTTGAATTGCCCGCAATAGCCGCCAAGAATGGGGCCTGCTGGGCACCTATAGCAAATAGTTCACCCCTATAATTCAGGGTATCCGAATCGGTCAAAGCCATGATTTCTCCTTATTTATTTCTGGCGGCTTGAATCTGTGCTTTTATCCTAAGCATAGCCATTCCGTCATTCTTAGATTCAGCTTCTTTATACTGCGTTTCAAGGTCTTCAGGTTTAGCAATTACACCCTTCGTGGGCATCCCCTGATTGCCGAACTTGTCATGCAGTATTTTTGTTGCATATTCTTCACGGGCCTTAGTAACAGACTTATAAAACTTATCGATTATCTTGTCGGTTTCCGCGTCATCATTCCCGATGAGTCTATCTGCTATTTCAGCGTCTATCCCCAATTCAGTAAGTTTCGGAAGCACTTTAGATAATTGAATAGCTCTAAACGTCTCTCGCTCGGCCTGAGTTTTTGCCTTTTCAAGAGCCTCTACACGTTCAAGAGCGGCGGCTAGTTCGGGGTCTTTCGGCTTCGGAGCGCTCTTCTTGAGTTCATCCGCGATAAGTCCCGGTAGCTTTTCAGCCTTGAACTTTACATCATGCGATTCAACGGCTTTAGATATCGCCGAATCAATCGCGCTCTTTATAAATGGATTATCAATTGCGAGCTTGTCTACCGTCTCGCGTGAGTCGATCTTTACCGCCCCATCAAGCGCAGCCACTGCCAACTTAAACGCTTCCTGCTTATCGGCAGGTATTACAGCCCCGAAATCTTCTAAAAGTCCCATGTTCTCTCCTTGCCCCTAGAGTTCTAGCCCCTAGACGCTAAAATGATATTGGGCGGGAGGGAGTCGAACCCTCGTATAGCGATATTCTCGCCTTGCTACCCTAGCCGGTATTCATTCCCGGTTGCATTACCGCCCATAATTATGCAAATACCTATTGACACGTAAACAAAAGCGTGGTATATTATACATAGCCGATATGCAGTATCCGAAACCTTAGCGGTCAATGGCGCCAGAGTTCCGCTTGAGGGTACTGATGAGGCTTAAATCTAAATCCTTGACCGTATGGTCTGGAATGTCTATATATTACAGTAGTATGATGGCAGGCCGGAAAGTACGGTCAAGTTTACAATCGTCCCGTATGGGATGATATTTCACAGGCTCTTAATCTTCCCAACTCCACGATGGGCGAAACGTGGCAATGGGGGTAAAAATGGAAACCAAGAAGGTACTTTCGGGATTCGCCATAGTTATAGCGGATCGCGGCTACGTGTACGTTGGAGACGTTACTATCGACGACTCGTATACGGTGATATCAAGTGCTCGCAATATCAGATACTGGGGTACAGAACGCGGCCTGGGTCAGCTCGCCCTAGAAGGCCCGACCGACAAGACAGAGCTTGATGATGTTGGTACGGTCAGAGTACCTCATCGAGCCGTTATTAGCATCATCGATACCGAGGCCACCCTATGGCCGTCCTCGAAGTAACGCTAGACGGGGACGGGTCCGGGTACGGGGACGGGGACGGGTCCGGGGACGGGTCCGGGTACGGGGACGGGGACGGGGACGGGTCCGGGTACGGGCACGGGTCCGGGTCCGGGGACGGGGACGGGTACGGGTCCGGGTCCGGGGACGGGGACGGGTCTTAATTAACTATCGCGTGGCTACCGGCGATACGGTAGCAATTTGAAAGGATAGTATGCCCTATTATACGTTCACTATAGTTGTATCTGTCTGTCTTGTTATGATATGTATTTTTCTATTTGTTATTATGGTTAATACTACTAACTAATACTTAATCGCTTGCTCCATAGATAGCTTTGTCTTAGTTTCTATGTAACATATTGTTTACACTTTATACTTTGCTTTTCCAATATTCAACACTTCCAAACTCGTATTCTGGAGCCTTAGGTATAGAATATCCTGTTTCTGTATGTTCTTTTTCCCATTGTTCTTGTACTCTTGGCTTTGGAACATCTGAAGACGATGATACTTTTTTACCCTTTTGACCTAGTTCCGGCTTACTAACTGGTGCTAGCGCCTCTTTTACTTTTGGCCATCCTTTTTCCGAAGTGTACCCTTTGTTAGAAGCCCAGTCATTGAACGATTGGTATGGTATAATCCCCTCATCTCTGGCACGTCTTAATTCAGGTTCAAAACCTTCGATAACTTCGATTAGGCGGCATCGGCAGTTTATGTCTTCAGCGGCTACATTCGATAGCCCTGGCCCTTGTGCTGGATTGCCACCAGGATAAAATAAACCATTCTCATCCTCGTAAACCCCGTCAAGAGCGCCATGCGTATCTCGCGTCCTAGTGTCAAGCGTGGCTACCCATTGCTTGCGCGCCTGTATGCCTAGCTCTTCCGTATGCGAGTATGTTTCTAAATGCCCCTGCGAATAGTTCCTATGAGCTTCTGTTCGTACTATTCTGATAGCCTGATTATAGCTCATCCCCACCGCGTCACGCACGGCGCGCGCAGTTTGCGCGTATGACTGACCTAGTATTAACCCTTGCGTGATTTTATTCTGCCACGTTATAACATCTTTAGTTTCCCAGTTTTTGAAACGCTTTGCGAAGTTCTCGCCAGTGTCACCATTCCAAACACTAGCACGTATAGCCTCGACAGATAATACCGGCCACTTTAGTTCAACGCCTACCGCTTGATCGTAGGCCCATTGAGTACCATAAGAGCCGCGAGCATAAACACTAGCAGAATTAGATCGCGTGCCATCGATTGCATATTTTGTCAGCTTTCGATATTCAGCTATTATAGCGGCCCGAAGATTGTCAAGGCGCGCATATCGCTTCGCCTCTGCAAGGCTAGGAGAGTCGCCCATTTTGGCGAATAACTTAGCTATTTGCGCCTCTATCTCTGCATAGGCCGAGCGATACCGTTTTGCCAATTCCTTTTCAAAACGCTTTGTTATTCCATCAGCCGCGTTGTTGTTGCTTAGTAGTAGCTTGTCAAGTTCACGAGTTGGTGGCATTGAGCGGCTCGTCTACGGTGTTATCATCGGCTAAGGCCATTTGCTCTTCTGCGAATATATCTTCCTTTTCCTTCTTGCGCCTAAGCTCTTCGTCAACGTCTTCGACTATAGTAGCCGGGAACATTTTAAGCATGGTCTCGTCGGACAGCAATCCGCTAGCCGCAAGCTGTGTTATAATCTGCGCCAACTGCAATAGATCATCGGGCAAGTTGCGATTGATCGTGATAGTAACATCGGTATTTATATCGTTGTTTCCAGCCGATAGGTTCGAGTCAATGCCCTTGACTAAAGCTATTCGATCTTGCAAGCCAATACTAAAATAAGTTATTATCGTAGTGACAAGATATTCAAATCCAAGCAACTTATACTTTTGCGCTACACCAGAAGCCTGTACGAATGTATCATCGTTAGGATTGAATAGCTGTAACATTTCGTATATAAGTCGCTCGCATCTGTCGGCGGCTGAATCAATAAACTCCGGGTTTATATTTTTAGTTAAATACCCAACCTGATCGAAGATAGACTTTTCACCACTTAGACCCATAAGAGTTTTAAGGCTCTTAATCTTGTCTACTTGAGTTAGTCCGTCCTCGCCAACAGTATCGTCAAGCTGTCCTACCATAAGCATGATGGCCTGTGAGAACTTAGACAGTTCGTTCGCTAAATCCTCTGAAATTATCCTGTCGTAAAAATCTATCAACTCCGTAACATGGTCAAATAGATTAGAGTAATCATGCGCTACATAAAAGTGTATAACAGGGACGCGACCATATCCGTGGTACTCTTCGTACTCAAGGCTATATACTGCGCCAGTGTCAGAAACGTATCGAGCTATAGTCGTATCATCGTAAACATGCGCGTAAAACTTCTTGTCTTTACCCTGCCAATGCCGAATAAATCCGGTAATTTTTGGCTTGAGGTCTTCGCTATAAATAGCTATGCACTGCGATATCGGAACCTGCGCGAATTGATCTTGACTACCCTCAGTCCAGTGCAGTTCATAGGCTTCACCGTGAGTCAATGCGGTTTGAGCTAGTTCAAGGTCGAGCAGTCCTTCGTCATTGCGGTCAAAAGTTTCTTTTAGTGCATCGTCGTATCCGTCTCCGGAATAAACTATGTTGCCTTCTTTGAAAGCATACCCACATACCATATTGACAGCTCGACGAGCTATAGCGATAGGTATACGATTGTCAGGCTCTTCTTTCGGATAATCAGCTAGTATGCTAGGATTCTTGCCCTTGACATAAGCCGCCTGTATCGCCAGCCTTGAAGCCCTAGATTTATCATCCGCTATATATTTTCGTAGCTCTTCGGCTGTTATCATTATTAACCCTTTAGAATATAGCTTTTGATCCGGCGAATATCTTGTTGCTCGATGCACTCACACGATAACGTGCCGCGTCTATACCGTGATTAAACATATCGATAGGAGCGGGAAGCCATGTACCGTTTTTATCTTGCTTCCACGAATACGAACTAAACTCACGTTGAATATTTACACTTCTCGGCGTAATGTTTATCTTGTATTCTTTCATAGCGCTAATACCATTGCGTATAGAGTCAGCGCCCTTTTTGCATGGATGGATATTGAATCGCATACGATAAAGCTCTTCGATACTTTTAGGCTCTGCGCTATCGGCGATTATTTCATCGGACAATGTAAGCCCGAAAGATTTCATCATCGCGCCAAGGTCTTGATTAGTTAATCCAGTTTGATAGATAACCTCGTCAAGCCATATCTCTTTACCAAGTTTCCATACTGCAATTAAAGCCGTGGGATCGTTTGAGTATCCGAAGTCGAGGCCGTATCCTGTCAGCTTCGCATTATCAGGCTTGCTTGCGATTGACCAATTATCGAATACAACG